ATGCTCACCACCTTTGTGCTTTATTTTGAAAGTACCATGGATGAGTTGCGTAAGACCGAAGACTTGCCTGTTAGTGAGAAAGCAAAACTGATTCAAGGCTTGGGTGACAGTTACTCGAAAATGGTGGCGAGCAGTAAGCGGTTGTTGCCTGAGGTATCTGAATTAGCTACTGCGATTAAAACGGTGAAACTCTTTGGGGAATATATCCAAACCAATAAACCAGAACTAACAGGTGATTTTTTAGATTTGCTCAATGGATTTGGTGAAACATTAAGTAAGGAATTTAAAGCATGATGGAATATTGGAATGGTTCACCGGTATCCGAAGGCTGGGAAGTATAATGGGTGTAGAGGATAATTGTGAAGAATAAAGAGTTATTAGCAGAATTAAAAGCCTATTCCGACAGCTTGCGACAAAAAGTCGAGGCGAAGTTTGAGGGATGGGACGATTCCCTTTCTGCCATTAGTGAGCGACGCAAAAAGGTGTTAGATCCTGTTTCGGGTTATGACTTTTTTGTATCGAATTACTTTCCGCATTATGTGCGTTCATCTTCACGTTCACAGTTGCATAACTATCTTTTTGAGCATTTGCCACAAGTGTTACAACAGCCATCATCAGTGCATTTAGCCATTGCCGCGCCACGTGGTGAGGCTAAATCAACTCTCGTTTCTCAATTATTCCCACTTTATTGTCTTGTAGCACAAAAGAAACGCTATGCATTAATTGTAATGGACAGTATAGACCAAGCCTATCCAATGCTTGAAGCAATTAAAGTCGAGTTGGAATTTAACCAACGGCTACGCGTAGACTTTCCTGAAATCGCAGGACAAGGTCGTGTGTGGCAAGCTGCAACCATTGTGACGAAAGCTAATCAGAAAGTACAAGTTGCTGGTTCTGGTAAGAAATTGCGTGGTTTACGACATGGTGCATATCGACCAGATTTGGTTGTATTGGATGATATTGAAAATGACGAACAAGTACGTAGCCCTGAACAGCGTGATAAGTTGCATGATTGGTTGAAGAAAACCGTACTTCCTTTAGGTGCAGCTGGAGATAAGTTAGATGTGGTGTATATCGGGACTATTCTTCATTATGACAGTGTGTTAAACCGCACTTTATCAAGCAAAGCATGGAAAACAGCAAAATTTAAAGCCTTAATTCGTCAGCCTGATGATATGAGCTTATGGGATAAGTGGGAGGACTTATACTTAAATGAAGGTGAAGCGGTGGCTGATGCTTTCTATTCCCAAAATAAATCAGCAATGGATAAAGGTGCGGTAGTAAGTTGGGCTGCTCGCCCTATTTTAACCTTGATGAAAATTCGCGCTCGTGATGGGCACGCTACCTTTGATTCTGAATATCAAAACGATCCTTTAAGCAGTGATGATGCGATGTTTGCTAATGCGCTGACTTATTGGACTGAATTGCCAGGTGAATTGGTTTATTTCGGCGCGCTAGACCCCTCTTTAGGTAAAGCGGGTGCAAGTCGTGACCCATCAGCCATCTTGGTGGGGGGCTATCATCGTGAGACGGGTAAGCTTTATGTAATTGAAGCACAGGTTAAAAAGCGCCTACCTGATCTCATCATTGAAGATGTGATTCGTATGCAGAAACAATACCAGTGTCAGCGTTGGTTTGTTGAAACCGTACAATTCCAAGAATTCTTAAAAGACGAGTTAGTGAAACGTTCGGCACAACGAGGCATTCCCGTACCGGCAACTGCAACTAAACCCAATACAGACAAAATGCTTCGTATTGAAAGTTTACAGCCACACATGGCGAATGGGTTAATTTTATTACATAGCTCACAAGCTACGCTGATTTCTCAGTTACGCCATTTCCCAAAAGCCGACCATGATGATGGCCCAGACGCACTGGAGATGCTATGGCGTAATGCAGTAAGTAGTTCTGCGGCGATTGAATGGATAAGTATTAGTGAGTTAGATGATGGCGATTGGGATGAAGATGAATCGGATCTTTATTCTGTGTGGAAACAATAAGGTGAATTTATGGGATTGTTAGACAAATTTAAAAGCCTTTTAAAAGGTAATGAAACAGAGCCAACACAAACCGATGATGCGGAAGTGACTGCAACGGGGCGTGTATTAGATGATCACCCCTCTGCAAAAATTACCCCTTCAAAATTAAAGCAGATTTTAGAGGATGCAGAAAATGGCGATATTCAGGCGCAGCATCAGATTTTTATGGATATTGAAGAGCAAGACAGTAGCATTGCGGCAAACATAATGACACGTAAGCGTTCAGTGCTTACGCTTGATTGGCGTATTGTCGAACCACGTAATGCAACACCTGCAGAAGAAAAATTACAAGCAGAAATTGACGAGCTATTTTACCAGTATCCTAACCTTGAAGATTTATTTATTGATCTCATGGATGCGGTCGGACATGGTTTTTCTGCGCTAGAAATCCAATGGGCGCAAGTGGATGGGAAATGGATACCAAAAGGCTTTAAACCTTGCCCTCAGTCTTGGTTTAAATTAGATAAGCATGATAATTTGTTATTACGTACACCAACTAATCCAATGGGCGAACCTTTACGACCATTCGGCTGGGTGGTGCATCGCCATAAATCACGCTCGACACAACTTGCACGAGATGGGTTGTATCGCACATTGGCATGGCTTTATATGTATAAGCATTATTCGGTGCGTGACTTTGCCGAGTTTTTGGAACTCTACGGTATGCCTATTCGTATTGGTAAATACGGTGCAGGCGCGACGACAAGTGAAAAACGAACTCTGTTACGTGCACTTGCAGATATTGGTCATAATGCCGCAGGTATTATGCCTGAATCCATGCAGATTGAACTTCACAATGTAGCAAGTGCTGGAGCTGCATCAGGCAACAATCCATTCTTACAGATGGTGGATTGGTGCGAAAAATCTATTGCGCGTTTGATTTTGGGGCAAACCTTAACGTCTGGTGCAGATGGTAAAAGCTCCACCAATGCGTTAGGTAATGTGCATAATGAAGTACGTCGTGATTTGATGATTAGTGATGCCAAACAGATTGCACAAACTATCACTCAACAAATCATTTTGCCGTATTTGCAGATTAATATTGATCCTAATATTGCCCCTTATCGTGTCCCTTATTTTGAGTTTGACACGAAAGAATATGAAGATTTATCCGTATTTGCGGATGCAATCCCTAAACTTACCGGCATTGGCGTTCAAATTTCGGAAAGCTGGGTGCGGGATAAATTAGGTATTCCTGAGCCACAAGAAGGAGAACTGATTTTAAGCACACCACAAGGCGAGAAAACAGACGAGAAAACTACCGCGCTTTCTGCCGTATTTAACCACGGTGAAGACTGTACTTGCGGTTGTCGTTCTGCTGCGTTGTCGGCTAAAAATGGTAAAAAGGACGAACAAGATGAATTGGACGGTTTGATTGATGATGCAATGGTCAATGCAGATTTTAATCAACAGCTTGATCCTATGATGAAACAAATTGTAGGCGTGGTTATGGCAAGTGAAAGCTATGATGAAGCACAGGAAAAACTGATCGCACTTTATCCTGATTTAACCAGTGAAAGCCATCAGGCCTATTTGGCAAGTGCGGTATTTTTAGCTGATTTATTAGGAGCTGCCAATGCCGAGCGCACCTAAGTTTGCCATTGGTGTAGAACCCAAACAAGCCATTGAGTTTTTACGCCAAAAGAAAATGCTTGCCAGCAAGGTGTTAGCAAAAGAAATGCACGATAGCGCATTGGCACGTGCCACGACGATTGCGCGCCTAACTAGCCTTGATATGACGAAGGATATTTACCAATCTTTAGAAACCGCTATGCGTGAGGGCAAAGGCTTCTACGCTTGGAAAAAAGAACTGGTGAGTGAATTTGAACGTAAAGGCTGGATTTTTGGGAAAGATCAGTCTATCCGTGGTATTGATGGGCATTTACTGGCAGATCCAAACACAGGGGAATATTTTGGCACACCGCGTCGGTTAAATACGATTTATCGTGTCAATATGCAGTCAGCTTATTCGGCTGCGCGTTATCAACGCTTGCGTGATAACGTGGATAACCGCCCTTATTGGCAATATTCTGCCGTGGGTGATGCGCGTACTCGTCCTGCCCATTTAGCATTGAGCGGTAAAGTGTATCGTTATGATGATCCGTTTTGGGCAACATTCTACCCGCCTAATGGGTTTAATTGTCGCTGTACGGTGATTGCGTTAGGCGAAAGAGATTTGAAACGCCGTGGCATGGATAAGCCTGACGATAGCTCGGAATTTTTGGTAGAAATAGAACGCCCTGCGGATAAACAAGGTAATCGTGAGAAGACGGTAGGGTTTAAATTGCCTGATGGCACAGTACGTGTGACGGATAAAGGCTTTGATTACAATGTAGGGCGTATTGCTTATAAGCCGAATTTGGATCTTTATCCGGAAAAGCTGGCGCATGCGTTTGCGAAGGTGGAAATGAAAGGTGCGGAGTTTAAGCAAGATTTTAAATTGTTGGCAAAGCATGTGGCAGAGATGAAACAAACGCTCACCTCTGACGGAAAAAAACTCACCACTGAGCAGATGTTACAGGTACGTGATAGCCTAACCAAAAACTTTAAATTTGCAGCAGGTGTGTTAAACGCGGAAAGTAAGGATTTATTGAAAAGCAAAACTGGCACAGTGTGGCTTTCTGATGATACTTTGATTAAGCAATTTAATAGCCGTGATGGGCAGAGTTTTGGGATTGATGAGTATGAAGCATTGCCGGATATCATCAATTCTCCAGATAAAATTGTAGCCGATGAACTAGGATACCAATTTTATAAGGATGTTAATGGTAAGAAACTGCTTGCGGTATTGAAGGTTTTAAGCAAAGAACCGGAAATTTTTGTACAGTCGTTTAGATTAGTAAGTGATAAGCAATGGAGAAAGGCATTTAAAGAGTAAGCCACTAGGCGGGGCTCGAACCCACCGCACACAGTCCAAGGTACTATTTCAACCTATCGCTTGCGATCCTCGAGATTCATCGCTTTTCTAGTGGCTATGTGACTATACCCCGTTAAATTTTAAAAATCAACGATTATGATAGAAATTGAAATCAATAATGCGCAAGAAGTTGCCATTGTACTAGAGCGACTTTCACAAGCTACCACTCATCGCACCCCGTTAATGCGAAGTATTGCAGGTACCATGGAATCTGCTGTGCTACAAAATTTTGATGTAGGGGGGCGTCCAAAATGGCTGGGACTTAAATATCGCCAGGGTACACCGTTGGTTGATACAGAAAATTTGATGGGTAGTATCACGTCTGACTATACTAACGATACCGCTATTGTAGGAACGAATGAACCGTATGCGGCGATCCATCAATTCGGCGGTAAAGCTGGACGTGGACGGAAAACCACGATTCCTGCTCGTCCATTCTTAAAATTAACCCCTGAAGATGAAACGGATATCATGGAAGATATTCAAGCGTATTTTCAACGTTTAATTAAATAATTTAGATAAGCGTCCTAAATCGCACGTATAGCGGTTTTATTATTTCAAGGTATAAGTTTTCATCTTTAAATTTTTAAAACGTTTTAAAACGGTTTTAAAGCGTTTTAAAATTGGTTTGCGTTGTTTCTTATAATTTGATCTTTTATTCCTCCAATATCTACTCTTTCAAAAAATTGAAATTATGTGACCGTGCTGAAGTCGGTCATCTCTTTTTCCCCTTTATCATCAAGTATTCTGTCATCCTAGATTGAGTTTTTAAGGATGGTTTCAGATGAAATTAACTGTTGCCGCTTGTTGTTTTGAAATTGACAAAGCGAAGTATGGTCGTATCCAACTTTTACCTTATGGAAAATTTCGCGCCACAGACGGCAGACCAACCGATGTGGAGGCATGGTATGTAACGGACACAAATGGTGCGGATGTGGTGGCGTTGGCTAACAATCAACGTAATCCTCTGCCAATTGACTATGAACATCAAATTATTCACTCCCTAAAAAACGGCAAAGAAGCACCAAGTGCGGGTTGGATGGAATATTTTTATTTCACACTACAAGGTATTTTTGCTGATGTTCGTTGGACTGACAAAGCCGCGGACTACATCAAAAACGGCGAATATCGTTATATCTCGGCAGTCTTTGCCTATGATACTGACGGTTATGTTCGCAAAATCTTACACGCAGCCTTAACCAATACTCCAGCTTTAGACGGCATGGAGGAAGCCATGGTGGCAGCGAGCGTGAATTTGTTACAAGAGGAATCCCCAATGGATAAAAACTTACAGGCAGCATTATGTGCTCTGTTTGGTTTGAAACCAGATAGCACAGAGGCTGAAATGACAGCGAAAGTGACTGCACTTTCTGCAGCAAAAGGTAAATCTGATGTGGACGTGTTAGACGTTTACGCAAAATTAGCTGAAAAAGAACAATCCGTGGCAGCGTTATCTACACAAGTGGGCAACCCTGATCCAGCTAAATTCGTACCCGTTGAACAAGTTGCTGCATTACAGGCAAATTTTAACGCCCTTAAAGCATCAGTTGAAACAGATAAAAAAGATGCATTAATCACAGCCGCCTTATCGCAAGGCAAGTTATCGCCTGCATTAAAAGATTGGGCACAAAGTTTATCTGTAGAAGCGTTAAGTGCTTACTTAGAAAAAGCACCTGCAATGGCCGCATTAAGTGGCGAGCCACAAGCAAAAACTGATCCTGATCAGAATATTGTGGCATTAAGTGCAGCAGAACAAGCAGCAGCTCGTGCATTAGGTATGACAGAAGCTGAATTCATCAAAGAACACAAGGAGCAAAAATAATGTTTAAGAAATCCGAAGTTTTAAAAGCGATTGAAACCCAGTTTAAAAAAGACTTTGCAGCTGGTTTAGGCTTAATTAAACCGCAGTGGGATCTTATCGCTATGAAAGTATCCTCTAACACCAAAGTGAACACCTATGGTTTCTTAGGTCAGTTCCCGAAAATGGTGGAATGGGTAAATAAACGTCAACGTAAAGCAATGCAAGCCCAAGGTACAAGCATTGAAAACAAACTTTATGAAAGTACGGTAGGTATTCCACGCACTGATATTGAAGATGACCAAGTGGGTTTATTCCGCCCTATGGTGCAACAGGCAGCACAAAGTGCGGCTGAATTACCTGATGATTTGGTGTTTGGTTTACTAAAAGCAGGTAAAACCACGCTTTGTTATGACGGCCAGAATTATTTTGATACCGACCATCCAGTCTTTGACAACGTGGACGGCACAGGCTCAAGCAAAGAGCAAAGCAATATCACCACCGGTACGAAAACAGAAGCACCAACGTTCTACATTTTCGACACCACCAATGCGATTAAACCATTAATTTGGCAAGAACGCACAGCGCCAGAAATTGAAACGAAATTTGATCCATCCAAGTCTGACACCGTATTTAACGAAGATATTTACGAATGGGGTGTGCGTGCACGTGGTGCTGCCGGTTTTGGTTTTTGGCAGCTTGCCCACCGTGTTGAGAAAACAGAACTCAATGCTGAAAACATCATGAAAGTGATTGCCAAAATGCAATCATTGAAAGGTGACGGTAGCAAATTATTGAACATTCGTCCGAATGTCATTTTAGTGCCGCCAGCATTAGAGTTCCAAGCTCGTCAAATTTGCGAGGGCGACATCATCAATGGTACGACCAATATCTTAAAAGGTCGTTTGAAAGTGATTGTGTCTCCACAAATCATTGAAGAATAACCTATTACAAGGGCGAGCAATCGCCCTTTAGGAGTCAAAATGGCAAAGAAACCAGAAAACACCGAATTAGAAGCGTTAACCACTCAAGATGATGTTAATTCCGAAACTCAAGAAGCAGAAGAAACAACATCAAGTGTTGTAGAAGGTGGTGAGGTGATTAACCCTATCGCTTATGCGGTGACGTTACGTGAAATTCATCCTCAGCCGTCTTATGGTCGATGTGGTTATCGTTTTAACAAGGAAAGTGCGGTAGAAATTCCGGCTGGTGATTTAACCGGTGAGCAAGTGATTATTCTTGCGGAAGATCCTTGGTTAGAGCTTGTTCCAGTGTGTGAGGAATAACGATGAATTATGCCACTGTGTCGGATTTTATTTTACGTGTTGGTGAACTTGATGCAATTGAGTTAACTGATCGTGATCGTACCGGTAGTGTTGATACAACAGTGCTGAATGTGGCGTTATCGGATAGTTCTAGCCAAATTGATGGCTATTTGTCAGCGCGTTATGAATTGCCATTATTGGATATCCCGCAAAATCTTGTGCGGATTTGTTGTGATTTAACCCGCTATCGTTTGGCATCTATGTCACAGGTGGGTAATATCGATGAGATTATTGAGCGATACAAATTAAGCTTAAAAGAGCTTGAGGCGATTGCTAAAGGTCAAATCTCGCTTGGTATTGCTAACTCAAACACAGAAGATGACGGTGATAATGGTGTGATGTTTACTAATCCGAAAAACAGGGTGTTTAGCCGTGATAACGAAAATCGAACAAGCACTTGTTGAGCGTCTGCAAAAAGGATTGGGCCGACTTGTTAATACGGTGAAAAGCTACGGTGGAGAGCTAGATGACGACAGTTTATCTGTGTCTCGCTTGCCGATTTGCCTTGTCACTTTTGGTGGGGCTCGCATTGAGCGTATGAGTACCAATGCAAGACGACATCAATCTACCGCGAATTTTGTCATTATTTTAGCCGTGCGATCTTTACGCAGTAATGTCGCGGCTAGACAAGGTGGCATTGATGAGCGTGAGGTTGGCGTTAATCAGCTTATTACTGCCGTGCGCCGTTTGTTGGATGCGCAAACTTTGGGGCAATTAGTTAAACCACTAAAACCTTCAAGAGTTCGCACTATTTTCAACAATGCCTTATTCAAGGGCGGAGCGATTACCGCTTATGCGATTGAATACGAAGCCGTTTATGATGATTATCAGCCACTTGATGATGGGTATTTCCCAGAAGTTACGCAGGATAAAACTAATCCTGACTATGTGTTTAGTGCTTATCGAGCCAAGTTATCCGATCCATTACCGTTACTTGAACAAGTTCAAGGACGGATTTATGACCCAACCACGCAAGCGGAAGAGCCGTTTACGGTGGAAACCGAGGTAAAAAATGAAAGTTAAAGCAAGACCAGGTATTAAGGTGCCATTTGAAACACAGCCTTATACCTATATTGAACAAACGCCGGTTGATATTGAGCCGTCGATTTATTATCAGCGTCGTATTAATGACGGTGATTTGATTGTGATTACTGAAACACGTTCACGCAAAGAACAGGAGAAAGACAATGGCTGAAACTAACATTGATTTTGATAATATCCCGGCAAGTATTCGTCAGCCGGGTGTTTATAGTGAATATAATTCACGCAATGCGGTAAGCACGTTACCAACCAATGAGCAAAATGTATTAATTGTTGCACCAATGGTGAATGGTACTGCGCCTTTTACTGCCCCCGTTCAAGTGTACTCTGATTTAGATGCTAAAAATCAATTCGGTGCAGGTTCTTGGGCTCATTTAATGACCCGTGTAGCGATTCAAAATAACCCATTAATCCGTTTATCCGTGATTGGGTTAAAAGATAGCGATTCAGGTGTGGCCGCTACTGGCACCGTGACGTTAGCCGGTACAGCTACGCTAAGCGGTATCGTGAAAGCCGTTATTGGTGGTGTAGATTATGCCGTTGCTGTCGCAAAAGGCGAAGCGGCGAACGATATTGCTACCCGTTTAGTCGCAGTTATTAATGCTGGCGATTATTGCCCTGCAACTGCAGCCGTGAGCGAAGGCACCATTACCTTAACAGCAAAATGTAAAGGTGCAATTGGCAATGAGATTTCAATTAATGCAGTTAGCCGCGCTGACGGTATTAGTGTGACCTCAGCTGTATTTAGTAATGGTGCAGAAAATGCGGATTTAACTGCTGCACTTGCATCTGTTGCAGGTCAGCATTACCACGTCATTATTTCTCCATTCGCTGATGATAAAAATGCAAAAGCGTTACGTGAACATTTAGACTTGGTTGCAAGCCCGGTTGAGAAAAAACCTGGTGTGGGTGTATTAGGTTTTAATGGCTCATTGGCAAGCGGCACTACGTATACCGAAAAAATCAATGCGAACCGCATTACGGTGGGTTGGTATAAAGGTGCGGTTGAATCAAATGCATTAATTGCAGCTGGTTATGGCGCAATTATTGCAGGCGAAGAAGACCCGGCTAAACCGTTAAATACTCTTGAGATTAAAGGTTTAACCCCCGTTGATGCCACTCAAACGCCATTAAAAACCGAAGTCAATCAGGCACTTTTCCATGGTTTAACACCTATTACGGTGGTGAATAATCGTGTGCAAATTATGCGTGCAATTACGACTTATACCAAGTCGCCCGCGAATGTAGATGATCCTGCGTGGTTAGATTTAACTACAATTCGTACACTTGACTATACGCGCAAAGCGATTGAGCAACGCATTGCCTTGCGTTTCCCACGTGCGAAGTTATCCAATCGCACCCCACCAAAAGTGCGTTCGGAAATCCTTGATGTGTTGTATCGCTTAGAAGATTTAGAAATCTTGGAAAATATTGATGCTAACAAGAATAAATTGCTTGTGGTACGCAATGGACAAGATCCAAATCGTTTAGATACAGTAATCCCAGCGGATGTGGTAAATGGCTTACACGTTGTAGCTAACCGTATTGATTTAATTTTATAGGGGGCTTAAATGGCTGAAAAATATGCTGGTTCGGCAGTGTTAGAAGTAAATGGCGTTGAAATTGAAATTACCGATTTAAACGTTACAAAACAAACAGGCCGAAAATTAGTGAAAACCATGAACTCAGAAGGTCGTGCGCGTGGTTTTGCTAAAGGAATTGCGACTTGGGAACTCTCATTGACAGCCGCTCTACCGATTGATGGTTCAGAGATTGATTGGGCGGAAATCAATGATGCGAAGATTACAGTGTATCCACTTAATCAAGACGATAAACGCACCTCTTATCTAGGCTGTTTTACTACGCAAGTTGGTGAAAAATATACCGTCGATAACGAAGCCGTGATTGATATTCAGATGACTGCTCTCAAAGAGGTTAAAGAATAATGCGTTTATTGTTAGGTATTCCTTACGGTGATAGTCGTTATTTTGACTTTGACGTGCGATTACTTACCTTGGGTGGCGAATGTGCCGCCCTTGAGAAAGTCGCCGAGCTTGGTTTAGATGAGAAAGAAAAACTCACGAAAGCTGAGCAAATGCTCGTGGACTTGGCTTATTTATCTGAGCAGCTTGATATTATCGGCATTGCACAAGATAAGCTCACGCCACAGTTTTTACTGGATAACCTTGCTACAGATGATTATGTGTTGATTACGCAAGCTATTGCTGATTTGCGAAAAAAGCACATCGACGCTGGGGAAAGCCAGAGCAAAGTCTAAGCCGAATAAAACAACAACATAGTGTGTTTGAAGCTGAGAAAAATTACCGAAGTGCGGTCATTTTATTAGCTAAATTCGGCTTTAGCGCTGCGGAGGTAAGAGCAATGAGCCATACAGAAGTGTCTGCTTGGATTGGTAGTTGGCAAAAATCTCAAGGTATTAAAACACAGGCTGAAGATGGCGATACGGTGCATTACAACCTTATGCGTCGTAAAAATAAAGGGGCGTAAGCCCCTTTTTTTGTAGATTTAAAAGAAGTTTAAAAGGGTTTAAAAATGGCAGAGTTAAATTTAGCCATGACACTCAAGGCTCGCGATCAGGCAAGCCGAGTATTCCGTCAGGCGCAATCCCAAATTACACAAAGTACACGAGCCATGGCAAGCGCCCGCGAAACATTAGGCGTGCGAAGTGAACATAAGATCCAGCAAGAGATCAATCACACTATTGCAGCTTATAACCGTTTGAAACGTAGTGGTACTGCAACCAGCCGAGAGTTAGCTCGCGCGGCTGATGCAACACGGTCAAAAATTGCGGGGCTTAATGCCGAAATGGGGAAAACGTCTTGGGGACAACGCTTAGGCAATGTAGGCACTGCAATGGCAAGCGTTGGGGCTGGCATGGCCGCAGGTGCGATGGTAATGGCTCAACCCATGAAAAAACAAATGGATTATGACCGCCGATTGGCAATGGTTTCCAACACTGCCTTCTCCGACCGAGACGTAGCTGGGCGAATTGCCGGAAAGAAAGAATTACATGAAGCGGTAAAAAGTGCGGTAGAAACTGGCGGTGGGACGAAAGAGGATGCATTAGCCGCACTGGATAAATTATTGGCGTCTGGTACGGTGAAAGCTGAAACTGCAATGAAATTACTGCCAACTCTGCAGAAAGGTGCCGTTGCCACTGGCGCGAGTACGGAAGATTTATCCGCAATCGCCATATCTGCTATGCAACAATTTGGTATTAGCGAAGATCAAATTGGCGCGGTATTAGATAAAGCCGTGGCGGCAGGACAAGCCGGTAATTTTGAATTGTCAGATATGGCTCGTTGGTTGCCACAACAAATGGCTGCTGCTAAATCTGCTGGGTTATCTGGTATGAATGGTTTTGAAGCATTGTTAGTTGCAAACCAACAAGCACGTGTTACAGCAGGGACTAGCGATGAAGCGGGTAACAACCTAGTCAACTTACTGGCAAAAATCACCTCAAAAGAAACCGATGATCGTTTTAGAAAGTTAGAAATTAAAGGTAAAGATGGTAAAACCCATGGTATTGATTTTATTAAATCCATGGAAAATGAGAAAAAACAAGGAAAAAACTCCATTGAGGCCTTTAGTTCTATCATGGATATGGTTGTGGGCGAAGATGACCGTTATAAATCGTTAAAGGAAAAACTCAAAACCGCAAAAAAAGAAGAACAGCAAACTCTTTTAAATCAGATGGCTGATTTGGTTGAAGGTACAGCGATTGGACAAGTGATATCAGATCGTCAAGCCTTGATGGCGTTACTAGGTATCCGAAATAACGTGCAACTAGGGGAAAAAGTGAAAGCAGAAGTCGGTAGCGCAGAAGGTGCTGTCGATAAATCACATGCCGTAATACAAGACACCAATAGTGCCAAATTGGAAAATGCCAAAAATAGCTTTGAGTTTGCCCAAATGGAGGGGGTTAAGGGCTTTAATGATGCCCTTGGTGATGCCGCAGTCAAATTAACGGAATATGCAAAGGCTTATCCTGATCTAACGAATACCGTCGTGCGAGCAGGCACTGTTATTACGGCTTTAAGTGCAGCGGCTGTTGCGGCAAGTGGTGCGTTGGCGTTGTTAGGCGGTAAGCGTGCCAACTTAGGATTAGGAGGCGATATTGCAGATGCGGCAAGTGGTTTAGGTCGAAAAGGTAAAATCTCTAAAGGGATGAAAGGCGGAAAAGGCTTGTTATCACTGAGTAGTTTAGCATTTACTGGTTTAATGCTTGCGGCTGATCATCACACTACTGCCGAGGCTATTGCCGAAGAAAAAGCCGAAGCCAAAACACCACAAGAAAAACAACTTGAAAACCAATTCTACGCGAAGGCTTACGGTGGCAATAAATCAACAACAAGCCATTATGCACCACAAGGGTTTGGTTATAACAAAAATTCTGTATGGGGAATGGCAGGCCGTGCGGGTGAAGTGGCTGAAATCGCACGTAAAGATGAGGTCGCGAAGGAGCGTTTAGCACGTGGCACGCTTACACAAGCCGAATATGATGCAAGAACATCACAAAGTGCTGCCAAAATTGCCAACATGAATAATCGTGGACAAGGCTATTCCGGGTTATCCATTGCTGCTAACGATACCAACTCTACACTGAGTCAAACACTCGGTAATTTATCTGGTTTAGCGAATTATCAAGCAGACTTTCAGCAGTTTGGTAAAACCATCAGCGACGGCTTGAAAACAGCGGTGGAAAGTCAGAATTTCACCATTCAAAATGAAATTAAAGTGGATTTAGATGGGCGGATTGTGGCTGAACAAACGTCTCAGTATCAATATCAAGATTTAAAACGGGGGTAATAGATGAAAGGTTGGACGGCACCATTACAACGTGCTAGCTATCGCGGTGTGCGATTTGAAGTTATATCAGTTGATGATGAGATCACTCGTACCACAATCGAACACGCCTATCCTTTTGTGAACGGTGCGGATGTAGAAGACTTAGGATTAAATCCGTTGACCGTACGTTTGCAAGCCGTGTTTTATGGTGAAGGTTATTATACTGATTTCAAAAAATTCTTAAGTGTGCTGGGAAAACAAGGGGCGGATGTATTAGTCCACCCTATTCGCGGACGATTGCAAAATATGATTTGTACGTCGGCATTGTTTCATCATGAAGCGGACATGATTGACTATGTGGCCATTGATTTAACCTTTACCGAAAGTACCCCTGCAGAGCCGATTTTTGTATTTGAAAGTGCATTTCTTGCTCGTCTTGATGCACTACTTACGCAACTTGAAGATTTTGTTGATGATGTATTGGCATTGTATGGTGAGTTTATGGAGGTTGTGTCATTTGCTGCCAATATTAAATCGCGTTTATTGGGCAGTTTCGGCGCATTATTTGGTTGTTTTGAGCAAGTTAGAAGTTTGTTTGATTTAGATAAGAATAAATATCCTATCTCTAATACTGTATCCTCTACAGATTTTAAAGTGAAAAGCTTAAATTCGGCTCGTCATTTAGCGGCTATGTTGGAAACGGGACTCTCACAGATTATCAACCGTCGAGATTTAACCACTCGCGCTAAGTTTGATGAAATGTTGCGTACCTTAAAAAAAATTAAACAGATCCCCTCTGATTTGGTAACAGGTAAAAATATTAAATCAGCCAGCCAACAGGCTGTTATGAAATCGTTACCATCAACATTATCAAATAACGATATACAGGCGGTGTCATTGTTTATGCGATTAGTTAGTGCGGGTGTGTTGCTTAAATCCGCGACAGAATTAATTGAAGATGACGCTTTGTTGCCGCAAGATGTGGACTATATTACCACGAAAGTGCGGTCGGAAATTTTAGAGAATTTGGCGTTACTACGCCAACAAATTGCAGAAGAACAACAGGCCGTAAATAGTGCTGGTAAGCCTAATACTGGACTTTACACCACCGCACACCACACCATGGAACAACTTAAACAACATGCTCATCAGTTTACTCAACTTGCGATTAATGCGATTAACCGCAAACCACCTTTAATTATTCGAGCATCCCCCATGACCGGTACAGCGCAACAAATCGCCCATGCTTTTTATGGTGATTATAAGCGTGCAGATGAGTTATTGCGTTTAAATCCACAGGTACGTTATCCAAATTATATTGAACAAGGTGAGGTGTTAAATAGTTATGTCAGATAATTATCCTTACGAAAATGACGTTGTCGTTGAGATTGACGGTAAGTCTCATAATAGTTGGAAAAACTATGACATTGACAGTGATTTTTTAATCCCTGCAGATGCTTTTGCTTTTGATATTGGTGTGCCGTCAGACAGTACTATATTGCCGGACTACTCTGGGGCAGAGGTGAAAGTACGTATTAATGACACGTTAGTCATGACAGGCATTGTGGATACCGTGCAGCATGGTATCAGTAAAACAAATCGAACCTATCGACTAAATGGTAGAGACAAAGCCAGTGTGCTGGTTGACTGCTCCGCACCTATTACTAACGTGAAGGGGTTAACTGTATTGGATGCAGTAAAAAAAATTGTAGAACCGTTAGGGATTAAACAGGTGCAACTTAAAGCCGAAAACAATCCATTGTTAGATAAAGTCGATATTGATGTTGGCGAAACTGCGTGGAATGCTGCCATGCGTTGTGCTAATTCTGCTGGCTTGCACTTGTGGTTTGAGCCAAATGGCGTGCTGATTGTAGGCGGTGCAGATTACAGCACGCCACCTGTTGCAACGCTATGTTGTATGAAAGATGGTAGTCAAAATAACTTTGAGCAGGCAGATTTAAGCTTTGATGTATCAAATCGGTTTAGTGAGATAACCTTTTTAGCTCAAAGTCACGGCAAACAAGGACAAGACAACAAAAACGATCTGAAATGGGTTTATAAAGATTCGGAGATGACTACCTATAAACCTAAAACTGTAGTGGTATCTGATGTTGATAACCTTGAAGCGCTGCAAAAATGGGCAAAGAAATATATCGCCGACAGTATACTTGAAGGGTTTACATTAACGATTATTGTACCTGATCATAAAATGCAAGATGGCACATTGTGGCAACCTGGTCAGCGGGTGCATGTGATATGTGAAGAATATGATATTGATGCAATCTTCTTTCTAATGGGGCGTCGTTTCATGTTAAGTCGTCAAGGCGGTACGCAAACAGAGCTACGGTTTAAGCAAGACGGTATCTGGACACCAGACGCTTATAGTGCAAAAGCAGAAAAAGCACGTAAGCGTAAAGGTAAAAAAGGTAAGAAGAAAAAGAATAATGGTGAACTTTGGGCATCAAATGGACAAGGTGGTTGGACGAAATGAGACGATTAAGCCAAGCTATTCAACAAAAGGCGCAAGGTGCGGTGGACGAAATCCGTCAAGCCTTTCGCGGTGTGCTACATTTAGTGAAAAGTGCAGATAACATTCAAAAAGTGCAAGCATCTGGATTATCAGATGAAACACTTCAGGATGTAGAGATGATGCAGCAATTTGGGTTTACTTCGGTACCGCCTGCAAATACCCAAGCAGTGATTATCCCTATTGGCGGGCAAACTAGCCATGGCATTGTCATTGCGACTGAGAACGGTTCTTTCCGCGTGAAAAATCTGCAAGGTGGCGAAGTTGCTGTTTATGATGAAAGTGGCTCTAGTATTGTGTTAAAAAAGGGGCGGTTAATTGAGATTGATTGTGATGTGTTAAAGATTAAAGCGGCAAAAAAAGTGGATATATCAAGCCCACTGGTTGAAACAGATCAGGTCTTTACTGCACAAGGTCAAATTAACGGAAATGGCGGTATGGCGGTGAAAGGCGGCAGTGGTGCGAGTTTTACCGGTAACGTGAAACAACAAAGCGGAGGTTTTACTACAGACGGAGATGTGAAAGCAGGTACTATATCATTGCGTAATCACAAGCATCCTGGAGATAGCGGTGGTGAAACAGGTCAACCTAAATAAAAATTCTAAAAGGAGGTGCTGAAGTCAGTCACCTCTTTTCTTTTCTCCAAATCCCTTATCCTGTCACTATGGACAGAGAGATCAGCCCGCTTACCGGCGACTACACAAGTAAGCAAATCAGTACACTGCAAAATGCTGTGTATATCAGACTAACCACACCCTTAGGCTCCTGGTGGGCAGATGGGCGTGTAGGCTCTTTGCTCCATACTATCCCTAAAGAAAAGGATTTGCGACATGTTGGGCCACTTGCTCAACAATATGCAGAAGAAGCCTTACAACCGTTGATTGATGATGGGCGTGCAGACGAAATCATTGTGACTTATACACAACCCCACAGCGGATTATTAATTTTAGATATATCCATTCGAGATAACCGAGGTGAAACCTATCAATTTAAACACCCGGTAAAAGTTATTTAAAAAGGGTTTAAATCATGTTTATTGTGCCAAGTTTAGATGATATTCGCCAAACTATCTTGCGTGATGTGCAATCGTTAGAACCGCTAGCTGATGTGAATGTGGATAGTGATTATTATGCCCGTGCGAGCAGTTTAGCTGCCGTTGCTGAAGGTATTTATTCCCATCAAAAATGGATAATCAAGCAATTTTTCCCCGATACCGCTGACACAGATTTTTTAGAAAAACATGCCGCTTTGCGTGGTATACGCCGTCGTAATGCAACGTCTGCAAGTGGTACTGGTGCAACTGTCACAGGTCAAGTCGGTGCAGAGATTAAAGCGGGTTTACAAATTAAAACCGATGATAACCGGTTTTATGAGACAACCGCGAATGCAGTTATCTCAAGTAATGGTGATGTTACCGTACCAGTACGCGCATTAGCCACGGGGGCAAGTTATAACATTACTACTGCAACAAAAGGCAGTTTTATGGCGGCTCCTGTTGGCGTGCAAAGTGATGTTGTATTAAACAATATTATTGGTGCGACAGATGCTGAAAGTGATGCATCGTTACTTGAGCGATTGCTTGAGATTATTCGCCGTCCACCTGCTGGGGGAAATCGCTATGACTATCGTATCTGGGCATTATCAGTAGATGGTGTGGATGCTGCTTATGTTTATCCACTGAGACGAGGATTGGGTACGGTCGATATTGCCATTACCTCTAACAATGATGTGCCGAGTGATGAAACAGTGCAACGCTGTCAAACATATATTGATGATGTACGCCCTGTGACCGCGCGTGAAAGCAAAGTGGTGAAACCTGATGTGACAAAAGTGAATTTTAATATTCAGGTGAAGATCAGTGGCGTGACTTTGCCAGAAATTAAGGCGGCTATTTCAACCGCACTTGCGGATTATTTTAATACATTGATCCCAGGTGATGATTTAATTGTGTCCCAATGCGAAGCGGTGGTGAATAACTTGGTAGGTGTGGTTGACCGTAAGTTTACGGTACCCATCACTAATTTAAAAGCAGATGTACGCACGAAAATAGAATGGTTCCGACTTGGTACGATTACTGTGACGGAGATGGCCTAATGCAAATTAACCATAAACAAGTGCTATCTAAACTTTATCCACCTATTTCCTACAACATTAATGGTGAGCATTTCTTAGCACAATGTGAAGTGGATGGTAATGCCTTTAATCGCTTACAACAAAAAGCCAATGATATGTTAAACGTAGTTGAGCCTATCACCTCAAATTCTATGTTGGCAGATTGGGAGCGTTTATGTGGGATTAAAACCGACTTTAGCAAGAGCTATCAAGAAAGAGTGAAAAGAGTCATTGCTCAGTTGAATGCTATTGGTGGGTTATCTATCCCTTATTTTATGAAAATTGCAGAAAGCATTGGGTACAAGATTGAAATTAAAGAGTTCTCACCTCTAGCTAATGACTTGCCTACCCCTGGTGATTTAGCTCAATTCCGCAACGAAGCCAGAGAAAATCTTATTTTTATGTGGCGGGTATCTGTACTCAATGGTGATGACAATATCGTGTATTTCCGCGCGGGAAGCTCTTTTGCGGGCAATCGTTTAGTTGAATTTGGTGACGGAATCATTGAAGAGTTTTTTAAAGATTTAAAACCAGCACATACCTATTGTTATTTTGCTTATCAAGGATCTTAATTTATGAAAACGTTAATGCCTAAAGTCGATACCCGAGACGGCTTATTCCACAACGGGAATCCAGCAATTGGCGAACAAGGTACACAAGTTAAAGATGTGTGGTTGAATGATGTTCAAGAAAGCCTGCGAGATATTCAGGCTGAGGCACATTATGTATTAAAAATGGCAGGGTTTAAACCTGTAGAAAATCAGCAAACACAGCTTTATAACTCAATTATCAAGATTATTGGTGACAACCGTAAAACCGCGACTACTACGGATAAAGGCGAAGTCAAACTAAATTCTGCGACCAATAGTTCATCGGAAACCGAAGCGGCTACGCCGAAGGCGGTTAAGGATGCGTTTGATAATGCTAACAATCGTGTATCCAAAGCAGGCGATG